TATTACCTACATTAAGTTTTTCCATGTCATTACCTCCTTCTACGTTTGCCTGTTTTGCTAATTGTGTTTCAGGCAACGGTAATCTTGACTTCTTGAATGAAGCAAGAATTTTATCTATTTCTTTTGACTTGTTAATGTCTGAACTTTCTACCCAACCGATTAGCGCAGCTGGTTTTCCAGATATTGGTGAATCAAAAGTTTTTTCTGTGGACATAAACACTGAGTCGCTGTCTTCGCAATAAAAAATATTTTCTGTTACTACACTTGTAGCAAGGCCTTTGTAAATCATTTGCCCATTAACTTTTTCGATTGACAAAATATTACATAGCTCATTTGCTGGTGAGTCAACAATTGAAAGTTCAACAAGATCATAGTCTTTAATAAATCTAACTGCTTCTCCTGTTGCCTTGTTAACCTCATTGTCTGATTCTTTAATCTTTCCGCCGATTGAAAAACCAGAAAGAGTGCCATCAAGAACTTTCTCCCAAGTATCTTGTGCACCCTTTGAAATGTATGAAGTTACATAAACTCCATTGTAAAAAGTTTGAGACTTTTGGTCATAGTATGTTTCTGGCTTAAATGAAACAACTTTACCAACTGCATTTGACTGATGCATCTCACGAAGGTTGCCTCTAAAGTTTTCAAAAGCTTTTACGCTTGCTTCTGCTGTGACAACATCTCCTGTTTGGTCAACATTATCTAATGTTGCAAAACCAGATACAGTTCTATTTTCTCGATTAACCTTAGTGAAAGGAATCGACAAATGTAGGTTTTCGCCATTACTAGACCAATGGCCTTTTTCAATGTTCATATGGTCAATTTTAGTGGTTTATCTACTATAACGCAAATAACAGTTGATTAAACTTATTTGACTTTTGGACCGTCGCCCTTTGGATTTCTAGCTTCTCCGCTTTTATCTGGGGCATTTGCGGATCTTTGCTGATCTCGCTTTTTATTGCCCGTCGACTTTGCTTTTTGATCGGCTACTTGCTGGGGCTTTAAATCCACCATTTCGTCTCCGCCTTCAACAGTTGTCATATTCTTTCTAAGACGAACTTCGTTAGGGGTAATAACCTGCATTCTCAAATAAATTTCATCAATACGGCTTTGAGTTTCCTCATCAGTAAGACTTAATTCGTTAAACTTTAATTGCACAACATCTGTCTTTTCTGCAATTAAATAATTCAATTTCTTTTCAAGTCTATCTTGTGATGGACGGCAAACCTGCTCTTTAAATGTCTTATCAGCATCCCTGGCAGCGGCTAAATTGATTCCTTCTGGAATACCAATTTTGCTAATTGGAACACGATGAGCTAACAGAATTTCATCTCTATTAGACTTACGATAGATATTAAATGAGGACTCTTGTTCTCCTGCTTCAATTGGCTCCATCTTAAATTCAGTTTTTGAATCTGGAGTGTCTGCTGGAAGTGGGATATAAAGAGATCTATGATTCTTTCCCTTTAATCCGACCTGGAAAAATTCAAGAAGTTTTCTTTCTGATTCTGGGGAAAGCTTTGCTCCCTTTACTGTAATAATATATCTTGGGACCGCCTTATTTTCAAAGTAGTCTAAGTTATATCTACCAGCAAATTCGTTTCCTGCCAGGGCTTGCTGTGCTGCAATAATATCTGGTACTCCGTAGTAGTTATTCATTGGAGTGTATTTCTTTAAATGAATAATCTCATTTGGTCTATCTTCTTGACCAGCAATTGGACTTGGAGTTTCAAGATCACCAAAGTTGCGGAAGTAAACTGCCTTTCCATAAAGTAGCTGAATAAATCCGTCACGGAATCTACGTACACGCATCGTTTTAGCTGGTATATGGCCTATATAGCCTATATCTCCAGCAGTGGTACGTCCTATCTCTATGTACCCGTTTCCAGTCGCCTCAAGGTCTGTGTAGGCTTTTATAAGGGTCTCTGTAAATGATTCTTCTTCATTGCAATCATCTAGCCATTTGTCTAGCTGAGTTTTAATTCTATCAATTTTTGAACGAGCTCTATCTGCCTGTTTTTGATCAGTTATAGCATCCATTGCATCTTTTGCTTTAGATGTTTCTGTAAACATATATCCTAGGCCAACAATATTTGAAACCTTAGCATTGATGGCTGCATAGTTATAAGTAGAGACTTCATAAATTTTTGAAAGGTATTCTAAGTTATATGTTGGCTCTACGAGATCAAATAATGCATATCCGCTAATTGCTTGCTGAAGAAGATTCTGTTGTGTGCCTACGCCAGATGTTCCAACAAATGCTTTTGAAAAATCACGATTAATTTTACGTTTAAAATTTGTTCCAAGGCCTCTTAATTTTTTAATTTCTTCTAGACCTATTTTAAATGGATCTTCTGACTCTTCTGCTTTTTGAAAATGAAACCAGTCAGATGTATTTGAAATATCTATTGTATTTGATGAATTGTCATCTTCTAAAAATTCTATGTTGCGTGTCATTGTACTTTACCGCCTCTTGATACAGAGTCCTTGTAAACTCCTATGTCGTATGGATCTGGGGGGAGTCCCCATCTAAGTCTTTGTTCTTGCTCTTCAAGCTCTTCGTTGTTAATTTTTCTGCGCCCTGAAAGGAATTTAGGTTGGCCCTCATGAATACCGTATGAGCGAACCTCTCTAGCCAAAGCATCGATTTTGGATCTATTGCCTTTGATTGCCGTGATCGAAAGAAAATTGCCATCATCATCTCCAATCCATCTGCCATCAGGCATTTCCCAGACATATATGCCAAGGGTTGTCTCTTCGACAATTTTAGTGTTTTTCTTTAAGATATCCATAGACCACAATCATACCATTATCTGAGACCAAAGTCCAGATTTATGCCATACCTTTGCAAATATTAAAGACTTACTGACAGGGGCTCTACAGAAGTCAATGTGAATGAAGTAGAGTCATTCCCGCTTGTTGCCTCAGATATAGTCATATTGGTGTCATCTATACGGTTTACAATATTTCCAGTATATAGCAAATAGTGTTGGGCTATTTTGGCCTGTGTGAGTGCCTCTTGATATATAGCCAAATTGTTATACATGCTTCCAATTCCTGATTTTGAATCTGTCTGGTTTTGATTAAATTTTAAGTTAGATGCAGCCGAGGTAAAGGTTATAACAACATGGTGGGGAAGCCCTACTGACATAAAGTCAAAAACATTTGTCTCGGCTGTCCTATTTATGCCATTTACATATATTGAAGAAATTGCTGTTTTAGATATAGCCCCAGAAGATGACCATTCATATATTTTTGAAGAAGCAGATACCAATACATTTTCTCCCAATTCTGGGGTAAATATCATTTCAACTGATCTAACATCTGGTATGTTGTTTAAGCTAAACCCATGCCCATTATGCATCTTTAATCCATTGTTCTTATTGTAAGATAGAATTCTTTCATTGTTTCTTGGCAAAGCATAGTCAAAATTTGATGATACATAATACCCAGAGTTGTCGCTATAAAAATTTTTTGAACTATAAAACAATATCTCTAGATTTCTTAATATAGGCTGATACTTGCTTGTGTCATCTGATGACATGGTGACTCTTAACTCTAATATATCTGCTATCTGATTATCATTTTTATTATAGTATGGGAGGGGGCTTCCGTTTTTACACTCTTTCCATTCCGCCCCATCTATTTTTACCTCGACCTTAATTCCTTTTACATTATTAGACCAGTATATTTGACTGGTGGATATGTCTAAGTAATTAGGGACAATAAAATAATCTGTAAAGGAATGGCTTACTGCAACTGGCTCGGTGGTTTCTGGTAAATATAAATAAGATCCATCATTAGATAAAGACATTCCGCTTGCAAATACGTCTGCCCAGGATCTTGATTCTGGATAGGAGAACTTAAACTTTGGTTTAATTGCAGAGGAGTTCATACTAAACATGTACCCGCCATCTGAATCAACTATCTGAGATGAATTAATTTCTTTTATTCCTTCAAGGTAATGCTGCTTGATTTGATTTGGGGAAAGATTAAATTTATAAAACCCTACACAGTCAATAACAAATTTTCCATCCGCTGGACCTGTTTTAAAGTTAATAGTTGCGTTAGAGAATCTATATCCTTCTACTGAAGCCGTGTCAACAATATATCCGTTTACATAAAGAGAGATTGATGAATTTTGAAATATACCAACTACATACAAAGACTCTGCGTTTGATGCAGTATAATGAGCTTCGGCTGAGCCAACCCTAAAAACAATATTTCCATTTTTATAAAAAATACCTGCATTAATAGATGTGTCTGCGACTATTGTTATATCGCTTTCAATTGGTGGAAGGGAGCACCACGCTTCAAGCGTAAAAGAATCATCGCTATTGTATTCATTTGCAATACCCTGACAAATATAATTAATAGATGTATAAGGAAGAACCTGAGTGCCTCTTATTCCACCAGAAATTAATGGCATTAACTCTTTTGTTGAAGAGTTTACTGCATATCCATTGTTTAAATTTCCAGAGTAATCATATACAGGCAAACCGCTTAATGCAGAGTATGTTAACCCGCTGTCCTTTAGTTGCTGATATGTTGCAAATTGAGAAATTAGTCCCGAGTAAGATGCTATGTTGCCTGATATAACTTCGTCTAACAAATAAAATGATGTTGGATGGTCATTTAAGACTACGCTTTTGTATGACATCCCAAGCCTACTTTTCTTCTAGTGATTTTACTCTTGCCGTAAGCTCTTGTACCGCTTTAATTAAAGGAGAAATAAACTCTTCATATCTTAATGCTTGTTGGCCTTCTGGATCTGCAATATCGGATATAACCCATCCACCAAAATCTGAAACATTTGCTTGATCTAAAACAGATTTAACCTGCTGGGCAATTAATCCGTAGTGAGTTCTATTTCCATCAATTTTATTATACTTTACTGGCTCAAGACTATTTATAAAAGATAGCCCAAGGTCAGAAGGCAAAATATTTTCTTTTGTTCTTTGATCTGATATAACAGTAGCTGCTGAATTTAAATATATATTTTTCCAGCCTCTTGTTACGTTATCTGGGCC